GTGACTTCCAATGCTACTAAAAACAAGTAGCTCACCCATAGGGTGAACCAACAAGAAAAAATTTTCACATGGAAACCCTATGAGGGATTTATGATTACAAAAACACGTTTAATCAAACGTGAAAAAATTCCGATCACAACAGAATTTTTAAAACCTGTGGCATATTACCCGCCACCAGGCCCGGTTAAGGGGCAGGGAGTCAATCCCTTTTAGCCGCCCGGTCACCACCCGTAGGTGGTGACCATTTCTCACTCAAAGTGATGGATTTAAACAGCAGTAACAGGTGTGTAAACAAATGCAGTTGCTGGAAAAACCCATTGCAGGACTTGAAAGTCGGGTCCAGCGCCGACGTAGGTGGCCAAAGTAACTCGTTTTGATGTTTCCTCAGACGTGAACTGTTTCAGCCACGCTGCATAATTCAAAGAGATTCGATTAGATCCATCATCAAAACGTGATGGTGCAGAGGGAGACAAAACACGCGCGGGGTCTGTGCTATAAAATGAATAATTATTCAAGTATGGCATGTTCACCTGCAATGTGTTGTTCACACTAGCGGAGCTAACAACTCCACCATTGTCAAACTCACTAAAACGCGTCAATTCACGCCTTGCTGCACTCAAAGAAGAAGCTGTGGTCAATGTTCCTTGTATGGAACCAGCTGATGACGCAACATTCTTAGAGGTGTTGACACGATAAATTCCAATGTCCTGACCAAGTTGCGTGCCTCCTGTATCCAAAACAAAAGTGTAGTTCAATGAACCAAACACACCAGCATACGCAGATATCAACACAGGTATATGAATATTCCCTGTGAAACTATAAGCATGCGTACCACCCTGGTATATACAGTTGGCAGTGGAAGCACCATTTGGATCAAAACCTCTACAAACTGGCAAATGTTGAACAGATTTAACTAAGCGAAAACCAGCAGTAGAAGTAGAAGGAGGACATTGAATACGGTCCATCAATCGCGAACGGCGAGCAAGCTCTCGAAGCGACAGGATTGGCGCCCCAAAATGCTTCATAGTAGGTGCAGGGGTGGGTGTATTTGGCGTTTCAAAATCAACCTCAACCGTATCTTTAGACTGCAATGTGAAGAGAGAAGAAATGTTCAAATCAGCTGGGTTGTTCACCTCGAAATTTTCACCTGCATGCACATAAACCAGTATACCAACATTCGCCGAAGAAATTGGTGCAGCCAAAGTTGTCAACACTGAGATATTCAAAACACCATTGTCGAAAGCAGGATCAACAGTCAAAGACGATCCAGTATTCCAAATATTGTCTTGAACATCACGAACACGAGCGTAATTCAATTGGTAAAACCAAGGAATTCTCACTTCGTACTCGTCCCTGTCGGACAAATCGATGATAGTGTTGTAAACAGTGTTAGCAGGAGGTGTGACATTACCATTACCACTCATGGGATCCCAGGTTACCCTGAGACGTCCAGAGTGAAATTTGGATTTGATAATCTTAATTGTGAAAATCAAATCCCCCCTCCAATGCTCAAAAAATTGAGAAGCAAAGGATAATGGTGTATGCTGAATGGCATAACCTCGAACAGTGGCAGGCGATCCTTGGGAAATGGATCCAGCCCAATCAGTCGAAGGATTGATCAAACAGTTAAATAACTGAGTTCCAACAGTGTTCGAAGTAGTCCACACAGTCGACGCAAAGAAACATTTCTTGGACACTATGTTTTGGATCGCCAATTCATCCTCCTGTGCCAAACCATGGACACTAGGATCTATTGTGATTTGTGACTTTGGATTCAGAGTCAAAGGCTGAAAGGGTACAGACACTTGAGAAGTTGCCAAATGAGGGGCAGCCAAAGGGGCCATAGGTGGCACATCTTGTATATTGGGCACATCTGTGAACCCAAACAATTTAGCTATACCTCCAATTGCAGTAGCACCCATCTCAGTGGCTTTTGCAAAACGCCCTATTACAGGAACGTTCGTCAAAGCACGGGCAACTTTTGCAACACCCATAGCGGGAGCAGAAACTGGGCCACCAGCTTCATCATATTCATCTTTTGCTTGCAAGGTGAGAGCATTGGTAGAACCAGATAAGCTCACATCTTCCAACCATGCATAAGTTGAAACAGTCAAAGACGTGGTGGCACCAGTATTCGCAACTCGAAGTGGCTCAAATACAACCCATCTCAGCTTCCCCAAATCCTGCACATCATTCGCAAATTTCAGTGGAACAAATTCCCGGTTATACAACATGGGAACCCGAATTTCAGCACCTGTGTTTGAAGACGGATCGAGATAGGCTCCTGGAGTTTGATCGTAAGCAATGCGTACTGCATTGTTCGAACCTAAAGCGACAGGATGCCAATTGTAACGTAAAGGATAAGCCTCGGCACAAGGCTCATATGAAGCTCTCAGAGAGCCGTAATGAAACTTAGTACCGTTGATAAGCACCTTAATGCAAAGTGTGGCTTTCATGAACGCATAGTTCTCAATCTTCCTCTTTATAACAGCGTCTGATAGCAGGAAGGACCAAATGTAGATAAAATTGCCCGGCAATGGACCAATAGTATCTGAAGTGGACCACGAGCGCGTGTCCACCAAGGTTGGGCGTGATAAAAACTGGCCCAACTCAGTCTGTTGAGAAATTTGCACAACAGGACCAAATTTCGACAGAATAGAAGTATCATCCATATTGGAATCACAACTGTCTGCAAAAACTAAATTGCCCTGTTGCACATCTCCAGTAGAAGTTGCATATGCAGCTTCTTCAGAATCTTCATAAGAATCCGAAGACTGGAGTTGTAAACCTTCTAAGACAGGATAAGAATCCTGAATGAGTTTTCTAGTGTCAAACTCGCGACACTCCCCCATTCCTCGGTGAGGGAAACCTTGTTCAGTTTCAGCAATTCGATTCACTAGTGTTGGCTGATTAGACCAACACCTTGGTATTGCACCAAGCTCCTAACTTTTCACGGACTATAGGTAGACCATATTGGCTCTAGTCGAAACTGCCACACAAATATGGCTCGCTACATTTAAACTTGAGAACAAGTTCATGCCACGACGACAAACCCCCACTAGGTAGGTATGGTTTGTGTTCAGAATTGTCCAACAAAGAGCACAAAAAACTGTGGTGTTCTTCAAAAACTTCCTTCCCATGGAAGAAGAGTTCCATATTAGCACTCACCACAATGTTGACAAATTGCTCCTCAGCACATATTGAGCTCGATGGCAACCACACCGTGAGACTCTTCAAAATAGAGTTCATGTTGAGTGGGCATGCATAATGACCCAATTCTTCATCAAATCTCCATTTCCTCTTAAGAAATTCACAGTCATCGATGTGGATGTAAGGGACAGATTCGCTTTCTTTATCCGCCATTGTATAAACAATGTTGAATTTAGAAAGTTCTTCCTGGATTGCGGTATGATTGAACCAAGGTGTCCTTTTACTAACACCCATGATATTATCATCACCATATGTCATCAGAGCAACGTTTTCCTTGAAAGTATGACACTCACGCTTTGGATTCAAACGTAAATACATCCATCTCATGTAAATACTATTCACAAGTGAATTTATAATCACGGTGAGAGGATGACCTGATGGATTGGTCCCAAGAAATTCAATCAAGTCACCATTGAAATTAATCAACGGAAAAGCGATGTCAGTAGCTATGCCCCACATCACTCTCAACGAATCTTCAGACCAGCCCGCTTCACGATGCAATTCGATAATGATCCAAAATGCTTCCAGAATAAAATCAGCAACCATCTTCTTGTCATATTTCGAATAATCACCAGCGACCATACGATCCAATCCATGTTGTGTAAGATACGCATGAAAACCACACCATTCACAGGAAGTAGGATTCACACCAGGAGCAGCTTCAAAAACAAAAGAATTCATCTGCAACAGTCTAACGAAGGACAGGAAATACTTCCGTACTACCAATACCATGTCAACAGGAGCACCGGAAAAAGCTCTAGTCTTCTCCTGTTGAATCTTTGCAAAAGAAACTGCTTCATCTTTAAGATGCTCTGTGAAAATAGGAAAATTTCTCTCACCATTGGTGTAGATCTCTTCCATTACCTTCACACGATCCCATATCTCGGCCGGAAAATCCACACCGTCTGGGTAATCATCATCAACTGCTGGGATCAAATAATTCTTCTTTGTAGTGTTCCACGGATGTCCCATTGAAGATGCCCTGTTGATAGAGTCTATGAATTTCACCGATGGCAAACCATTCACAACTGCTTTGTTTGACAAAATATGCAATCGTGTTTTCCAATCGTCAGGCAAATTAGCGCGTATATCTTCCAAAAAAGATTTGGCAACGGTGTGAAGTTCATTACGACTGTGCAAAAATGAAGGTGAAATCATATCTACTAAATTGTTTCGCCACGGTTTCCACCCGTTCATAACAGGCGGTCCATGACCAACAGTGTAGTTGAAATGATCACAAACACTGGCACACAGAGGTGTTCGGCGCACCTTAGATCTTGGAGCGGGCCGAAATCCTTTCAAACCGCCATAGATCTGAGCAGTGCCCGAATCACAATACCGAAGTACTGATTTGGGATGTAGTTCACCTAGAACAAAATTACTCTTATCTGTGTTCAACATGGGTTCACCACCCCCGCACACCTTCATGTCACCCAGCATATCGACCGATCTCTTTATAAGAGAATCGATACTGGATACTCGTACAGCCAGATAGCCAGCAGTGGTACCTCTACCCAACAAGTGGAAAGCACTAATTATAGGGCCACGTGGTGTAGCGTTAATAAGCATAGAACCACAATGTCCTTCAGCGGTCTCCTCATCAAGCTGAGCTATATAAAGATCGTCTGTGATATCCAATTGTTCGATGTAGCATTTACGGGTTAGCATAGCTTTACGCACAACGCCACGTTCGGTCATTCCATGTGCATTTCTACGAATATAGAAGCCCTTCGAGATGTCACCAATTGATTCATTGCCCCAATATTTCAAAATATCTTTGTAGGGTGCAACGGACCGTACAGTGACCATCGCTAATTCTTCTTTTTCACTACGCACAATGTCGGCTTGAAACAACTTAAATTGGACCGAAGGAGTAACACCCCCACTAAATGGACCATTCACAACCGTCACTTCATAATAGTTGCCTTCAATATCAATTGGAAAAGCATGGTTTTGTGTGAGCAAATGTTGCCCTTTCACAAAAACACCACTAATGGTTCTCCGAATGTATTTCACTTCCCCACGCGGTCGAAACCGCACAGATAGGTGAACACAATTGCGTTGGAACACGTCCTCAAGTTCGTCAATGGGTTTACCGGCCAAGCTACGTGAAGATACTGGTGTATCAAAAGATGTCAGTACTACTGTGGGATTATACCACACATTACTACTACTTTCTTTATCAAACCTGTTGTCAACTTCACTCCTCAGATCACTCTGCACTTTTAAGTCTGGCGAAGCTTTCTGATCTTTCCCCTTGAAAAAGGAATAAGAGGCATAAGCCACGGAAACCGTGCCCAATAGTGCAACAATGATCATAATCTTCTTCCTGTCACGTGATTCACACCACTTACCCAATAAGGAAAGCTGAACTCGCCCGTGCATATAAGGCACCAAACAAATACCAGCAAATTGCCGGAACCAGCTATAGCGACCAAAAAAGCTAAAAACACGCAGAGCATAATCACAACAAAGAATTCTGGTGTAATTCGATCTACTGTGCTTCGCTACATAGGCGCTCAACCAGCCAAAACAGAAAAAAGAAGCGAAAATGGTACAAACTGATGCAAAGTAAGTTCCTTCTCCAGGTTCCTCAGTGTCCCTAGATTGTACTTTCAAGCACTCACATTTATCACCAACGTAAAAACATTTCGTACAGACTTCAAGTTCGTCCATATATTTGTCCGCGCCAAGCGCACGATTCTGATTCGCTTTGTGTTGCGTAATACGCTCACCAAAGAATCTCAGAAATTCGTTAACATCAGTGAAAATGTGTTCAGTTTTAAGACGGGCATAATCCTTACCAGGCTCGCCTTCAGCTCTGCAATCGGGGACAATCTTCTGCACCTTAATCTCCCATAAATCAGGAAAACCTTCAAAACTACCGATCTTTTCGGGGTCAAGAAAAGGTGTTGAAGTAACAGTTCCAGTCCCATCATTGATTGGATCTTGACGATATTCTGGTTTGACTTCTACGCTGACTATGAACGGAAAACGTCTCAAAATGGCCAAAGGACAAGAAAAGTATTGCGCAGCATGCAAATCAGCTCGATTAGTGGTTGCTATAACCAATTCTGCTCGGACTGGCGTGCGGCCTTTCTCTTCTAAAGCAGCTTGTGGAGGGTTAAAAGGAACATTGTTGATAACATTCAGCACACATTCTAATGTACCATCCATCTGTGCCTTGACCGGATCAAGAAATGCAATATCGTCCAGACGAATGCACCACTTACTAGTGTCAAATCCGCTCCAAAACTCATCAGTAGGCGAACGTGCATACAAAAACTCATCCCCAGTGTTCAAGTTCATAAGTTTCCCATAATATTTAAAAAGCATACGGGTAAATGAAGACTTGCCAACGCTCGACTTCCCGTGAACGAGAACCCCGTAAGGGGCGCTACGTTCTTGTTGGGAAGCCTTTCGCGTAATCTCACTGGCTTTCAAAAGTTTTAATGCATGCAATTTCTTGGCAATGTAAGCATTGTTAGAGTTCGTAAGCATCTTGGTATGAGCGACTATGGCATCTCCCAATTCAATTTGATGACATAAGTCAGAATAAAATTGGAAAGAATTTGTACCATGGGCACTCAAATTGCCAGTAAATGGTGCAAGCGCCAAAAGTTCATCAGTTTTGTTCAACCAATCCTCATACTTATCCTTTCCATGGACAAATGATGAGAACCTTCCTGACCTTCTGAAATCATCAACTCTTTCAAGAATAGTGATAGTCGTGTCCAAGACACACCACCACAAATCAACCTTGCCAGAATATGTCGACTGATAATGTCGAATGCATGATTTCGAGAAATCTTCTTCGGACAAGGAAAGTCCTATTGAACTGAGCATACCTTGAGTCAATAAGTACGAAAACAAATCCCGCAATTTCACAAATAAAGGATTTGTCTTGACGGCATTACCTGCATCAAAAGCACTTCTCATCGTCTGAACAATATCCGAAAAGTCCTTCGATTGTACATTCGACGCATTACGAGATGATAGATTCACGTCAAAAAATTTCAACACTCGCTTGACTAAGGTTTTCAGAACCTCTCCTCTTTTGTCACGGTACACAAGCTTGAACAAAATCATCATTTGGTTGACAAACTGAGTGACATTCTCACAACGTCTAATGTTATGATACATCAACATGAAACTCTCCAAAATATCCAGGCAAGAGGCAACCCCTCCGTCAACGGAGTGCTGCCAAGCCGGATTCATATGAGCCAGTCGACCTATCAATTCCATCATGTGTCGCATAGCTGCATCATCATCCATGCCGTTGGAAGCTTGGATATGAAGTCCGTGTAATTTGGTCGCAAATTGCGACTCGCAGTGTGGGCGGTGTGGAGTGTAAACATTTCTTCCTCTGAAATCAGAGTACTTATATGTTGCCACCCGCCGACGACGTCTGCGGCAACGTCGCCTCATCATAAAATTTTCCTGTAAAACCGCACAGGATTGCCACAAGAAATATTTCTTGCGATCATCATGAAAGGATCCAAATTGCTGGATCAGTTCGTACTCGCTGTTGGGCACGAAAGCCACGCACCAAAGAAGGGAAACAAATCTCAAAAACTCGGTCATTAATGTTTCGTGTCTCTAGGCGTGTAAATGACGTATTATTTCTCCCGGTCAAAGGGATACCCCGTGATCCCACGGGGAAGACCTGATTGGACTCTTACCTACCAGGAATAAACCATTAAAATCAAATGAAGCATGCAAAATACGTTACAAGGCCTGAAACATGCCCCGGAAACTCACAGGGTGGCTATGTCCTTAACCTGTGTGAACCGGAAATATTCCATGCAGTGACAGTTAAGAACATAAAACGTATAATAACAACCAGAGAAAATCTATTTCTCCACCTAATTAAAATGGCTGTTTGCTGTCCAGCTTTTAAAACAAATATGACAAAAATAATCTTTTTATTTGGACAGATATTTTTTAATTTTTATTTCTTTTTAAAACTTAACTGAGCTGATCCAAAGCTCAAAAATACAATAGGCAATACTGGCATAAAGTGGATCAAAACGCAAAGAGCCAGCAAGGGATTTGCACCCTACATGTTGAAAACATGCGTTCCTTTACTACAATACGTGGAACGATACGTATTTACAACAAATACTAGCCTATTATTGTTCTTAGTAAAGTCAAGAACAAAAGACTTTGCCATAAAGGCAAATATGCTGCTTTTATCATAGTCAAAAGCAGCGAAAACTACGCGTTACAGCCCTTTTCATGAGGCAATAACGCTAAAAGGGGAGATAACTCCCCAAAAGCACCAGCAAAGCTAGTGCAAACCCTCTATTTGAAAACCTCAAAGCAGTCTTAAGACTGATACATACCATGACAATACGTGATCATCATGGTTTGGCATTGAACAGACAGATGATAGACAAACCGTCCTACGCCGAGGGAAGGCGCTAGCAATAAATGTGCAGAAAAATT